TCTAAATCAATATCTGGCATTATATATTGCTCTCTTTGATTACTTGTTTAACTAATTCTGTATCTGCAGGTAGTTTTTTAAATTTACTTAACCAGAATGGAACATCCATTACTGCACTAACTGCCGTTAGTTGTTCGTCATTAAATTTCTTTAACATAGCTTTGCCGTTATTGCTATTTAATACAACCCAAGGACTAATTTTACCATCTTTAATATCAAAAGTAGCACGACTTAAACTAACATACAGGAAATAATGATTCCATTGCGCTTTGTTATCATTGCCCCATGATAGCATATGACTTATACTTCTTTCAAGTGCTGTCTCAACTGCTTCTGTTTTTATTAAATGCACAACATAGTCATCATATAACGCATCTCTGCACCAGTGATCTAGTTTAACACCACTAGTAACCACATAATCAATAAAACGATCAGGATAAAGCGGGTTGACGTTACTAACAAAACTGCCAAACTTAACAAAAGCATTATAGTAAGGACTTCTTGCAAAATCATCATATGTTTTATTACCTTTATTATTTTGTGTTGTTTGATAAAATCTATTATAAGTATCGTAACCTAATACCACATGCTTTTCTGACTTAGCCAAGTGCCTACGTTTTTGTTCACAGACATGGACTGCAAGAGTTTTTTCCTGCATAAATCCCTTGTTGCAATACTGACAAACATAAGGTTGATTAATCATGGATTTTAAATTTATAAGCAATGCTTATCCTTTGTTCGGTACAATAAACAGTTGGTTCTAATGCACAATGAAATAACGTTGAATCAAACACTACTGCTGAGTTAGTCGATGGAAATACTGATTTTATTACTCTAGGCGGATTTGTATTTTCTATAAAGATTAAATGTCCACCATAGTGAGGAGCCCAGTCTTTATGCAAAAAATATACTAAACTACCAAAATTGTCAAGACTTTCATCTTGATGTACCCATGCAGTTTGTCCATGTGCTTGTCCATTTCCGTATAGTCTAGTAGTTGATACTTCTTTGTTTAAAATATTTTCAATTTTATTTTTAAATATTTTTTCAATAACTTGAGATTCTTTTAATTCTTTATACCAAAANCTACGNACAGGAATAGGAGTGATTGCAGATGCTTTTGCGGTAAAGGTCCAATCAAACTTGTTAAATTCTGACCATACGATTTCATAATCTTTGTCTGATAGGAAATTATCAAATTCGTATATTTCTTTCAACATTATTTTAATTTTTTAGCAATGGTAGCTTCATCCCAACCGTGCGCTCTTGCTAGATCCTTAATTTCTTTATCTGTACTTAAACTAACCAACAATTCAATTTCGTCAGTTTTTCTATCGGGCATTAATTCTTCCAATAGCTTGGCTTTTTTGCCGCCTTTTGTATCACGTTTCTTATTTGGAATCCATTCGTGAAAGAATTGTGTCTTTTTATCATAGCTACACATACATAGCAACTGCCACAATAAGTTTGGATGATTTTGTAAACTTGCCCAATGCTTATTGTAATATTCGTTGACTGTTAGTACAAAATGTTCTTGTATCTCTCTCTTGTTACTTTTTACACTACTGATATAACGATTGAGATTATACATGTCACCTTTGATCTCTTTACGCTCATCTTCACTAGCTTCTGCCCATGCAGATTTTGCGCCTAAATCAACTAAAGGTATTATTTCTTTAAAGAGGTCTATGTGTTTGTTCGCCATTATTTTCTTTGCATAATTCGTATAATATTATAACACGATCAATCGCTTTTTGTAAAGTCTCATTGGTGTGAGCAGTTTTTCGAATATCGTGCCAAAGCTGGGCTTGTCTAAGCTCTTCATCTCTTGTTTGTTTTTTATAACTAATACCGATTAGTATCCGTTCAGTTTCGCCTTGTTTTCGAGCATAGATACTATCACCGCCGTCCGGACTTTCATATATGTAAACAGCACCCGGTTCAAGTTGTCCCATTACTGATCCTTTGGTACTAGAATTGCGTCAAACGCTAGAACAGTTCTATGTCCTACTCCTTTCCACGGGTAAACGGTATGGGGTAAATGGCTAGGGAATAATATTACTGTGCCTGGAGTTGGAGTATATTTCCATACATCCTGCATAATAAATTTACTAACATCTTTAGTATGCGGCAATCTAAATAATATTTGCCCATCAGTAGGTAAACTACCTTCTGCAAATTCAGGAGCACTGATGTATATATTTCCACTCAAATGTCCGCCTGGATGGCTATGCATTTCCTGATAATCACCTTGAAATTGTCTTATGGTCCATGCACTAACAATTTGTGGGCGGCATAATTTTAATTCTTCAGTTCCGCTTTGCTGGATAATAATTTCCATATATCCTTTGCAAATTGTTTCTAACCATGTAGTTAACCATCCAACATCTATGCCTAACTGATTCGGGTATACTTGAACTTGTTGTCCACCTCTAATGCTCAGTAATGGATTTTTACTGTCATTTAATTCTGGGTGTTGATGTAGGCTTTCAACTAGGCTATACATTTTACTAAACTCAACTGGCGGCACTTGATCAATAGCCAGTGTCATTGGTTGAAAGTAAGCAACTCTTAATGTCATAATAATTTATCCAATTGAATTATTTCGCTTTGACGGCTAATTTCTTTGACAAAATACGCACAATCTGGCTTTTCTCCAAAGCGAGTAGGAGTAGCTAATAATTGATTATTTTTCATTTTAGGAAAATACCATTTGACGTCATTATAGAAATTTACAATTTGTATTTTCTTAAACTCTACCCTAAACGAGCTTAGTGGGTTAAAAATTAATGCTTCAAATCCTCGATCATTTAAGCTAGTTAAGGGTAAAATTTCGATGTCACAACCGCTTTGACTATCGCCTACTGCTATACTCCAATCAATAGGCATAGCTACTTCGTCTTCGCCGATTCTTAAAACCATTGCAGGCGAATTGAAGCTTTCTAAGAATATTAAAGGCATAAACATAAAATCTGGGTCTGCTGGTGAACTATTATCTAGTACTGCAAAACGAGTATTTTCGTCTACTTCTTCAGGTAAATTGTTTAATGAGAATGTTTCGTTATCTAATGTTAATATCTGCATGATTCCTTATTTTTGCCAATCTACTTTTTCTAAAGTAAATGGATATTTGGCATCCTTGTAAAATTTCTTCCTCGTTGTGAGGTGACGTTTTGCAAATTTACAAGTCGAAGTTAGATCCCAGATCTGGACGAAATCTTTGTCCTCTGCTTTCCTAATACCGCGTCCAATAGATTGTATAACGCGGACAAAGCTCTTTCCGGGTTCCAGAAGAACCAAATTAAAGATCCGAGGAATATTAATACCCACAGCGGCCACACCATAAGTCGCCACAGTAATTTTATTATCACTTGTTGCATGTTCTTTATATTCCTCTTTTCTCTTTGTTCCTTTAACTTCGCCTGAAATAAACACAGCGTCGTCTATCATTTCTGTTAATAATTTGCCTGTATCAATCCTGTTAACTAGGATTAGTGTATTGCCTGATTCCGATAAGCCTTTAACGAGTTTACTAATATATGTCATCCTGTCTTTGTTAGTGACAAGATATTTTAATTCTTCTTGATAGGATCTAAATTCTGGTAAATCTATCANTTGTAGCACGTTTACATGAAGATTACTTAATATACCCATCTCCTGTAGCTGATGTGCTTTAATGCCGCCTACTACTGGTCCNATTGATGCAAAAATAGGTTGTGCTTCAAAATCATCTTTAGGAACTGTACCAGTTAGTCCCCAACGNATAGGAGCATTACATAAATTCTGTGTAAGNAAATTCTTNAGNACTTCTGCTTTTGCCATGTGAACTTCATCAACAATAACAGTAGCAACACCATCTAAAAACTCTGCCAATGTNACTGCTAATTCTGCGTCCCAGTTCTTACTTTTCTTATCTAGGATGTTTAAACTTTGCCAAGTACAAATGGTATGCTTGTGATTTAACATCTTTCTATCACCGTAATACACACCTACGTCTAATCCAACGTTGACAAAGTCTTCTTCTGTTTGTGTAACTAAATCCTTGTTAGGCACAATTACAATAGTACGTCCATATTTTTCTGCACAATGACTTAATGTTGCTGTCATAATTGTCTTACCGGCACCTGTAGCAACTTCTTGTAGTGCTTGTGTGTTTTCAAAGAATCGATTTACAACTTCAACTTGATCGTCACGTAGTACAATAGGTTGCCCAGCAAATCGGTGTCCTTCGGGCCATACTTTACCTTGATCTGCCCAGTAATGAGTTGTTATAGGATCAAACGAAATTTTCCCTGCATTTCTTAAATCTTCAACGTCTTCAATTTGAATGTGCATATCATATAATATTTCCATGCACTTTTCTAGCTGACTTAGATAGCCGTTGCCNCCAAGTCCAAACATACTAACTTTACCATCCCANCGTCCTAACTTATATGCAGGACGATATCTAGCAGTAGGATCTTCATATTTGAAGGTNTTGGCTAATTTTTTTCGTGCGTCTAGAGATAAGTTTTCAAACTTAATATTAACTTCATCTCTAATAACTAATCTTACTGCCATTTGCCAATAACCTTATTTTCAAACAAAACTTCTTTGTCGGACCATTCAACTATACAATCACAACAATTAGAGTATACAGCAGTTTTACCATGTCGTAAACCCATTTTGGTGTCTAGTGCAATAACACTCATAGGTTGCCAAGTATTTTTAAGAAAAAATTTAGGTAGCTTACCACTCATTACAACTGCTACCTTAGTGTCTTTACCTAAATTAGTATTATATGATTTGTCTTTGATTAATTGATTAAATTGTTTTCCTACTTCGTCATTAGGTAATCTAAAATACACGCCAATACCATCAAAAATTCCATTTTTTTCTAAGGCATCATTTAGCATTTCTAAATTTTCTAAATATTTAGAATCAATAAACGTATCAAAGACTACTAGCATTGGAAGACGTTTTAAATTTATTAATGATGCAATAACTGACGGCAAATCATAATCTTCCTTACCAATCCATACTTTTGTTTTAGTGCGGTTAGCAATAATTTCAGTTAAATTTTCACCAATTTTACGTGGAGCTTCGAGTGAGTACTGATATCGCATACTACGGTCAGCAATGATGTTATGATCAATAGCAGTTTCAATACCTAAGTCAGCAGTAATGTGTTTTTGAAAGTTTTGCCCAGGCATATTGGCAATTAAAAACTGATCAAAAAATGTATTACTCGACCATGATTTTATGGTGTTATAGTGATTTTTTATAGTTTCATCGATATCAAAATTTAATGGTGTAAATGCCTCAACTAGTTTTACAATATTTTTTTCAGTTAAGTCTGCCCAGTATTTCTTACCAGTATTTGATACAATTAGGTTTTCACAAGTGCGAGTTAAGTCTTGTAAAATTTTACGAATTTGTGATGAAAATGTAAATTCTATAACCATTACTAGTTCATCTTGTGAATTCTTTTCAAGATATATTTTTTTTACTTGTTCAACATACCTAAATGTTTTTGACCAAGTTGGCGCAGTAGTTGCTTCATCAATAGCCTCAGAAAAATTTGATAATTTCTTTTGATACTCTTTAAGAATTTTAATTAATAGACGTCCTTGATTCTCTGTTATGAAGTAATTTGCTGTAATAGACTTGTATAGGTTGTTAAGTATATCAAAATCTTTTTTAGGGAACAAATTCTTAGCATAATCATCTGGGTGATCAATAATTTGTATTAATAGGTTATCTACTGTAGTCATATTAGTTAGTGTACACTGACAAAGTTATAAATGCAACCATTTAGAAAAAAATAGGCCTCAATATTATTTAAGGCCTACGGTATACCTTTTGGGCAAATTGATTATAATGTTGCGTCTTCCATACCAGCAACACGCAATTTTACAATATTTGTAATTTGCCATTGCTTCTGATCAAGTGCTTTGGTAATACCCAACCACTTGTTGCGTAGAAGAGCAAATTCGTTGATAATTTTTTCAAAATCGACTACATCTGATTCGCCTTCAACAAACTTTTCACAATCTCGTGAGCTTAGAGCACGTTGATAGTTTTCTAAGTACTTACGAAAGTGTTGGCTTTTAAGACGACGTAGTTCAATATTGAGATATTCTAAGATTGCTTCAATTTCTTGCAGTTGACTAAATCGTTGTTCGACAATACCGGGCATACTTGCCGCGGCACGTTCAACATTACCACTAATACGGCATTCTAATCTTGCATCTTGTAACTCTGCATTAAAATAGTCTGCCGCATCTGGAATATTTGAAATATCTTTAGCAACCTTAGCGTACCAACTCATTAAAACTCCAGTTCGTCGATATCATCATTGTCTTCACTATCCTCATCGAGGTAGTATTCAATTGCGCTATCTAAAACAGGATCTACTCCCATAGAACCCTGCATGATTCTATCAGTAGTACCAAAGTCTGCCAATAGATCTACATAACGCTCTGCTACTACTTCGACTTGTTTCTTATCGATATAATCAGAAAATAGTACCCAGATATCACCAATTTGTTGTTCATTCAACATCTTCTTCTTTCTCCTCAGGAATGGTTGTTGTTTCAGAAGTTTTCAAATGAAATTTATTCATTATCATATCTAATTTATCATCTTTCCATTCTTTTCGGTAGAATTTGAATTCCTCACCTGTCTCTGGATCAACCCACTTCAAGCGGTTACCTTCTTGTTTTAATATGCCGGCTTTTTCGCACATATCAACCATACCTGAATAAGGATTCATACCTGTTTCGTATGGAATCTTAATTTGCACAGTTTCAAAAGGCTTTGCGTAACGAGTTTTCATAATCTTACAAGCGGCACGAATACCCATTACATCTGACACTTTGTTACCATCCTCATCCTCTTTGAGTTTGAGTTTTTTCATAGCAACAACAATACTAGATGCGTAAACAAAACCTTGTCCACCTGAAATCTTGTCGTCTGGATCGAACATATCTTGGCTTGCGTATGTGTGATTTGTACAAACCATACCTACGTTATAATTACCAAACATGTTAACACAATTACGAACAAGAGCGGTTAGTGCTTTAGGCTTACGACCCATGTCACCTTTCAAATCACCCGCTTCAAACTGATTAATATCAGTAGGTGTCAAAAGCATACCAAGGCTGTCTATGACAAAGAGGACCTTCGGACGGTCAGTCATTTCCTTGTATTCTTTCATGAATTCGTGAATGGTTTTTGCTACATCATCAATCATTGCCATGTTGAGTTTGAGCAACTTATCTTCACTTGTATCAACACCAAGTGCCTTTAACCATGCTTCATCTAACGCATTTTCTGTATCAACTAAGATAACATAAATGCCTTGAGCTTGTGCGTTGCGTACTAGGTTACCTGAACAGATAAATGATTTTCCTGCACCTGATTCGCCGGCAAATACAGTAACTTTGCCAAGCGGAACACCTTTGTGGAAATCTCCACTGATTAGATAGTTCAGGGTATAATTACCTGTACTAACCCAATCTGTAGGATCATTAAATCCTACACCTAAACCATCAATTGACTTGGTTAGGGTTTTTCTAAACTTTGATAAATCGAAGGCTTTTGTAGCCATATTGAATCTCCTAAATGATTATAGGGGACCGAAGTCCCCTACCCGTGTGCTTACTTCTGACGATTGCGAATCATTGCCAAGATGTCTTGGGCACGTGAATCACCGCCTGCACTTGCTTCAGCTTTTGGTGCTGATGGAGCAGGTGCTGCCTTAGCCACTGGTGCCTCATCTGGATCGATGCTGTCATCAACTGGCGCACTTGCTTTAGGAGTTGCTTTTACAGGATCGCCAGTTGCTTGGCCAATACCTGCTGGTTTGAAATATTGTCCCCAACGGTCCATGTCATATGGTTCGCCGTCAACTGATGCTTCAAACATTTCTTTAATAACTTTCAACTCAACTTCACCTGGTTTCTTAGGCAAGAAATCTGACAAGTTATACAATCCATGTTGCTTAACTGCCGCTTGTTCGGCATCGCTTAGTGGACGCTCACGACGTGCCCAACTTGAAGTTGAGTAGTCAGCATAACCACCTTTAGATGTTTTCTTCATGCGATAGTCTAAGCCATTGATATAATCAGTTGGCAAATCTTCCAACTCTGGATCCACTAATGCGGCACGAATTGATTGGAAAATTTGAGGTCCAATGATAAATCTACGGATTGGGTTTTCTGGAGTTTCTTTTTCTTGAAGTCCGTCTTCTACAACGAAACCTTGGAAAATATAACTACGCTTTTTCCAGTACTTACGACCCATATCTTCCAATGCTGGATCCTTAAACCAAGGACGCACTTCTGTCAAGATTGGACATGTGTCTCCATACATTTCCATGCATGGTACTTGTACTGTGATGTTTTTGCTTTCAGATTCGCCTTTGATACCTGCAAAGGGAAGTTTGATCATTGCACGTTCAACCCAGAAAAATGTGTTATCTGTGTTGCCGTCTGGTAAGAATCGCAGAACGGATTCGTCACCTTCTTTTAAGTTCCAGAATGCGTAAATTGAATTATCGCCCCCAGTTCTTTCTCCTGAACCTTTTTGCTCAGATGCTTTTAGTTTTGCTCGAATTTCAGCCAAAGTTGCCATAATATTTCTCCTTTAATATGCCTTTGTTTGCTTTTTATTTGCCTGTATGTTTTACGTCCTGTAAAACAAAAAGTGCATATACTTTGTAGTATACGCACTTTTATTTAGTATCGCAAGAAGAATCTTGCCTAAAATATGAGTATTTTACTCAATTATCTATAATGTACCAAACTGACAATTCGTTTCAAATCATCGTAGCTGGTTGT